ATCAACTGTTTAATTTTATGGATAAGCAACTGACAGAATCATTAGTTGTGTTTGAATAGCTCTAATTCATGAAAATTACGGTTACATTGAGCGCTTAAGCCATTTCATGGATAATTTATCACGAATTAATTAAAAGCGCTTAGAAGCTAAATTATGAGGTGTTAATATGACAACGCAAAAAGAAAAGAATGTTTTGGAATTTAAAGACAAGGATATTTTGAAGAATCATAAGGTCGCCGACAAAGACGACAAATGGTTTCATGAGCAATGGAAAAATAAATTGAAGGAGCAGCTAGATGAAACTAATTAAGATTTATGAATTTGATTATTATGATTATGAAAAAGGAGAATATCAGCGCTATAACCATCTCAAATCATTAAAAGAAAATTGTGAAACAGCAGGTAGCCTATTAGTAGAAGTTCCAGAGTCATCTTTTGATTTTGGAGATTTACTTAGAATAGGTGGTAATATTTACCGAATGACTTGTGCAAGCCCGAAAGAGGGATTGGCTACGGTTGAAATGATAACCATGAACGCATACCCTTAGGAAACTGAATATACAAATGAAGTTACTTGCCCATACTGTGGACGAGAAAATGAATCTTTTGAATTACCAGATGAAGACGAAAGATATGAATGTCTAGAATGCGGTAGTATCATGAGCATACTTCGGGATGTTACTGTTACATACTCTGCTGAACCAGTAGAACAAAATAAAATTGTTAATTTGGAGGACGCGAAAAATGACTAAATTCGAGACTGCAGAAGAATTAATATCCTTTGTTAAAGAAAAAGGCATGAAGCGTGGTTTTTATAAAAATAGTGGAAGGATTCAATATCTTATTGGTTTTGATTCTATGGGCATGATGTCGGTTACCACTCCTCCTCAAGTCGCGAAAGGGAGATTAGGTAAGAAGTATAGTGCAACAGGTTGGAACATGCTTGATGATAGCAATTTCAACAAACTAGATTGGTTTTTGAAAGCTGAGTATATCGGTCAAAACCTAGATGGAGCAAAAAATGACTAAGTTTGAAGAAGAATTTGATAATAAAGTTGAGATATTCCACGTAATTGGAGATCATAATTCCATGTGTTGTGAGGTTGAGCAAGTTAAAGAAGTATTCAAAGATTGGCAACCACAGCAAGCCCTGCCAGTCGTGCCTGAGTTTGTGGACAGGGCAATTAAATACTTTAAGAAAGATCACCTTACCTTGTATGGTGTATTAAATACAATTACTTCAGATAGGAATACTGAAATATATACTTGGGTGTTTTCAAATGGTAACCAAGAGCTTTTCGCTCTAGCATTTATCACAGGCAAATATGAAGTCGAAAAACCGCAGCTGTTCGAGGTCAAAATGCCAATTGTTTATTGGGATGATGATGCATCGCAATTAACTAATGGTTTTGACTTTTTGAGAATTGATAAAGAAACAGATGAAGTGGATTTTGTCGGATTTTTATCAAATACAAAAAAGCACACAGTGCATTTTACCGAACAAGAAATCAAATCAATTGACGAGCGTTACTGGCAGTTTGCTGTGCCTGTGGAGGACGGAGAATGATTAAATTTAAAGCATTTGATGTTAATGAATATGATTACGAAAAACAAATGGAGCAATTTCAAACAGAGTTCCCACAAGCAGAGTTTTTACAGATTACTGGTGGGCATATGAGCCCTGAAAGAATTTGGTTTAAATATGAACCTTCTGGTGCCTCTGCTACCACTGACAAAAAAACGGTTGAAAAGCTCCAAGAACGCTGTGATAGATACGAAAAGGCACTGACAGAATCAGAAAAAATGTATCAAAAACAGATGGATAGATTTCTTAATAGTGAAATGAACGAATCAGCACGTTCACATTGTGAAAGCCAGTTGAAGTTGTTATTTCCAGCTCATAAGGCTTATGATGCACTCGCAGCGATTGGAAATGAAGGGAGCGGCGATGAGTGAATTAGAAAATATTGTACATCATATTGTACAGCATGAAGAAGAACGCCAAGCCGAAAAAATTAAGCTTCGATCTGAAATAAAGTCCCTTGAAGAAGTGCTTGAACATGGTATCTCTACAAAGTTTGTTGAAGAGGAAGCGATTTATGTCTACTCTCCAAAAACGGCACATGACATGAGAGAGAAGTTGGAAGAAAACTACAAACAGCTTCATGCCCAGCTCACGATTCCGAAAAACATTGCGAAAAAAACTGTAGGATATTTCAATAATGATAGACCTAATTTTTTTGAAAGGTCAACTCTATTTGTAGGCACACAATGGTCAAGCGATATAAATGGTGTTGATTTTGATGAAAAAGAATTTGATAAAAGAATACAAATAGTAGGGGCTTACCTCAACCCGCTTACTCATGATTTAGTGAAAGTGGTGGAAAATGATTAAAAAATGGTACTTATCTACGCCAATGAATGGTAAGACAGAAAAAGAAATACAGGCAGCTTTGCAGCGTGGGATTGATTGGGCTAAAAGTCAAGGAGATAATTGGCATTATCCGTATAAACCTGAAAATGCAGAATTTACTGAAGGTAAAGTGTTAGACACTAAGCCTATCTCAATGTTATCAGAAGCTATTAAGCCAATGGATTCATGCGACGGAGTCTTATTTATTGGCAGCTATGAAGAATTAAGAAAAAGGCGTGGATGTCAGGTTGAAATTAATATTGCTGACTTATACGGCCTAGAGGTGCTGACTATTGATTGAACTAAACAAGATTTACAACGAGGACTGTTTGGAAGGTATGAACCGAATCCCAGATGGTTCTGTAGATATGATTTTGTGTGATTTGCCTTATGGAACGACTAACTGTTCTTGGGATATTATAATTCCATTTGAGAAGCTCTGGAAACAATATGAGCGAATTATCAAAGATAATGGCGCAATTGTTCTAACTGGAGCTGAACCATTTAGCAGCCATTTAAGATTGAGCAATCTAAAAATCTATAAATACGATTGGATATGGGACAAAGTAAAAGGAACAGGGTTTTTAAATGCAAAAAAGCAACCCATGAGAAATCATGAAATTGTTTCTGTGTTTTACAAAAATCAACCTACTTATAATCCACAAAAAACATCAGGTCATAATTTAAAAACATCTTTTCGTTCAAGCGAACATCAAACTGATGTTTATGGTGAAATGAAGCAAGATTACACTTACTCATCTACTGAAAGATATCCTCGTAGTATTCAAATATTTAGTACAGATACACAAAATAGTTCATTACATCCTACACAGAAGCCAGTGGCCTTGTTTGAATATCTTATTAAAACCTATACAAATAAAGGTGACACAGTACTTGATAATTGCATGGGTTCAGGCACAACAGCAATTGCATGCATAAATACTGAGCGAAATTTCATTGGCTTTGAAACTAACGAAGAATACTATAACAAGTCGCTGCAGCGTATCAAAAACAATGTGACACAGCTAGATTTATTTGAGGATATTGCAGAATGACCAACAAACTAATATCGCTGGTCAATGATTGGTGGGGAGAAGTAAAGGAGAAAATATGAAATTAGATAAAGTAGCAAACTCTGGTAATGATGAATTTTACACGCCAGAATATGCAATAAAACCACTTTTAAAATATATTCCAAAAGATAGCAAAGTCTGGTGTCCGTTCGATACCTCAGACATCCTATTTGTTAAATTATTGCTTGAACATGGTTGCGAGGCAGTAAATACACATATTTCAAGAGGTGAAGATTTCTTTGAATTATCGAATAGTGAAATAGCTGACTGGTGTGACTACATTATCAGTAATCCTCCATATTCTATGAAAACAGAAGTATTAGAAGAGCTGTTCAAGATTGAAAAGCCATTTGCCATGTTATTAGGTTGTGTTGGTTTATTTGAAAGCCAAAAAAGATTTGAAATGTTTAGGGATAATAATTTTGAAATTATGATGTTTAATCGACGAATTTCTTATTTTCAAAATTACAAAGAACAAAAGCCGTCCAAAAATCCTCCGTTTTCTTCATGGTATTTGTGTCATGGAATATTAAATAAGCCGTTTATTTTTGAAGAGGTGCAAAAATGAATGACTGGTGGGGAGGGATTGAATGATTGAGTATGAATGTTATGATTGTCAATCTTCTTTTATGACAATCGATGATGAAATGTATGAAAAATGTCCATTCTGTGGATGCACTGATTTTTATACTTTAGGTGAGGAGGACGACCAATGAAACTAATGTGTAAGCTGTTCGGGCATAAGTGGATTTACTATGACCTGCATAAACGCTGCAAATGGTGTGATGAAAGAGTTTGGTTTATTAAAGACATTGAATTAATAAAAGGGCTCAAAAAAGCTCAAGAAGCATTCAGAGCATTCGGTATATCATGCAAAGAATTATCTTTCAACCGCTCAGACCTTGACGAGTCAGAGAACGAGTTCCCTGAAAAATGGCTTGATAAACATATGGATTGAACGCAAAAAAAGCCCGAACTTACCAGGTTCGAGCGAATATAATGTAAAACAAAAACATTTATTATTTTTGGTCAGTTATATTATATCACATACTGAGCTAGGAACTCGTTAAACTCAACTGAAAGGAAAAGATGTTAGAAGAAATTACTGTTGATTTTTCAGAACAAGTAGCTGAAACTCAAACTAAAATTGATAGACTTCAAGGCATCATTTATGATATTGAAAACCAAAAGAATGTTTTAGATGATTGTAAAAAGAGTCATATACCTAGGGATACTAAATTTGAATTAAGTTTATCAGGAGTTTTAAGATGCTCCGTTAAGATTAGTATTGAAATGCTTATTCCTTTGTTGGAACAAAATATTGAAGACAATACAGTTCTTATCCATAAACTAGCTAAAGAACTTGGAATTGCTATTAAATAATAAGAAAAAGCCCGCTGGGAAAGGGCTTCGGCATGAGTTTATCTAATACTATTATACCACAGACGGAGGAATCTTTTAAATGGCGGATAGATTAGATTTGTTATTAAGTGACTACATGACTGGAATGCTTCAAGTTAAAATTAATTCAAGAGAACGCTGGATCACTCGTGAGAAACATGAGGAAAGAATCGGAAGTGGCGGGAGTAGTTCAAACACTGCACCACAAGAGCGCAACTATTTGATTAAAGAAGCCGACAAAGAACTTGGTAGACTTAATGACCAGAAACAAACGCTTGATGAATTAATGGAAGTTATACAAGGAACAATTGTAAAGGATGTTATTATCGCTAGATTTAAACATCGGTTATCCTGGTATAAAGTGGGAATAAGAGTTTGCTTAGATGAAGACGCTGCAAGAAAAAAATACGTATCATTTAAGAAAACATTGAGGGATGGATTATGGAGAAATACTTTGGACTGATTTTGCGTTCCGTTTTTGACCCATTTTTAACCCGTTTATTTCCTGAATAACATGCGATAATGATAGTACGAAATATTGGTTAGGGTCAGCAAGTCCATCGGTTTGAATCCGTAAAATATGTTCATTCGGTTTGCGTTTGAACAAGGTCTGACTAGCAAGTAAAGTGCCATTGGGAGCGCTCAAGGTTCAATCCCGTTATCCTGAATTATATTTTATTACAGGTTGTCCAGCGGGCAGCCTTTTATTGTTGGATTCACAAATAAGATAGGAGGGAGGTATGAAACTTACTGAAAAACAAAAAAAGTTTGCAGATTATTACATAGAGTTAGGAAATGCCACGCAAGCAGCCATTAAAGCGGGTTATAGCAAGAAAACAGCAAACACAATTGCCGCTCAAAACTTAGCAAAACTTAGCATAAAAAAATACATTGATGAACGAATGGAACAGCTCGCTTCTGAGCGTATTATGAGCGCACAGGAGATACTAGAAAGGCTTAGTCTTATAGCTAAGGCAGATATAAAGGAAACGGTTGTAATAGCCAATGCAGAGGGCTATTCGGAAGTTGAGAAACCTCCCGACTTTAAAGTTCAAATACAAGCAATGAAAGAACTTCTTAAACGTTATCCGGATAATGATAGATTGCTTGAGCAACAGCTTAGGAAACTTAAAGCTGAAGCAGATGTATCGGAAGCTAAATCTAAAATCCTTACTGATACAGCCAATAAGTTAGAAGGCAATCTAAAAACAAATCAATTGCTTATGGCTTTAGTTAACCCTCAACTTGCAGAATCAGAAGGAGATGATTTAGATGATAAGGTTTAGCCAAAAACAAATAGATAATATCAAAGCTGACATCTCTGGTATTGAGTTCGAAATGAATGAGGGAACAATTCGTTCAGGAAAGACAAACAGTGATATTTTCAAAAAGGCTCGCATCTATGCACAATCGCCTGACCGTGACCATTTAGTTCTTGCCTATAATCAAGAACAAGCTTACCGCATGTTCATTGATGGCGAGGGTTTCGGTTTAATGTATATCTTTGCTGACAATTCAGAAATCAAACACAATGAAGACGGGAACCATCTCAGCATTACTTTCCCTGGAGGAATTGAGAAAAGAATATTTTATAAGGGTGGAGGGAAAGTAAATGCAGTTGGTTCTATTACTGGGATGTCATTTGGAACTGTTGCTTTTCTTGAGTTTAATTTGCTCAATAAGGAAGTAATAGCTGAATCTTTTAGGCGGACCTTAGCAAGTAAGCTGAGGTTTCACCTTGGAGAACAGAATCCACCAGCTCCCAATCATCCGAATCTTGAGTTATTAAACCAGTTTGAAAAGACTGGTACTTACCGATTTAGACATTGGAGACCGACTGACAATCCTATTCTTACTGGTCAGCGTTTGAAAATGTGGGAAGAACAATCTAAAACATCCGACTATCTTTATAAGCGTGACTGGTTAGGGCAACGAGTAATGCCGGAAGGTGTTATTTATTCCATGTTTGATGAAGATAAACATATGACTAACCAACTTAAAGGCAGAGTCATTGAAACATTCTTCACAGCCGATGGTGGTCAAGCTGATGCAACGACTTGTGCGTTCAATGTAGTGACCTTTCATGAAGGCAAGCATTATTTGTACCGCATGGCAAATTATTATCACAGTGGAACGGAAACAGGGCAGACAAAAGCGATGTCAGTCTATGCTAAAGAAATCAAGCAGTTCGTGTCATGGTGTTATGATAAATGGAAAGATTTACCACATTGGGAATGGTTCTTTGTTGACCCGGCTTGTAAAACGTTACGAGAAGAACTTAACTTGATTGGTATTTCTACTGACAAGGCAAATAATAACAGCCAGGACAAAGTAACAAGCAACGGTTTAAAAATAGAAGTTGGTATTGAAAGAGTACAGAATGCTTTTGAAAAAGGGCTTCTTTTTTTGTATTCATTAGACGGAAAGTATGATCACTACAATCTAATCAAAGAAATTGGATTATACATCAGAACCCCAAATGGTCTGCCAGTAGATAAAAATAACCACGCCTGTGATGAATTACGTTATGCAGTTAATTATTTCACGGTGACATACTTGATTTAGGAGGTGACCAGTGTTTGAAAGGTTAAAAAATATGTTTAGAAAAGGGGGCGCAAGTATGGGAATAATTGAATCACTAAATGAAATTACGGACCATCCGAAAATTTCTGTCGATTCAGCGGAATATCTTCGCATCCAGGATAATAAAAGAATTTATAAAAATATATTTGAGCAAGTTAAATATCTTAATAGTGATGGAAACTATGTCAAACGTGATTTTCACTCACTGAATGTTTCAAAGATAATTGCAAGAAAACTATCCAAGCTTGTCTTCAATGATGGTTGCTCAATCAGCGTTGATAAAGAGGATGGAGATGAGTTCTTACAGAAAGTTTTTAATAGTAATAAATTTCGCAAGAACTTTGGTGAAGAATTAGAAGCTGGTTATGCAATTGGCGGGCTTGTCCTTCGTCCTTATTATGATGAAGCGCATGATACAATCAAGATTGCTTATTGCCGAGCTGATACTTTTTATTCATTAGAATCAAACACCAATGATATTAGTGAAGCAGCTATTGCTACAGTCACACAAGTGGTGGAAGGTAAACAGAATATTCGCTATACCTTACTAGAATTTCATGAGTGGGAAAATGGCAGTTACTTCATCCGGAACGAACTTTATCGATCAGAAAATGAAAATCAAGTTGGTGTGAAAGTACCTTTAACCTCACTATCTAAGTACGAGACTTTGCAAGAAGAAGTTGAAATGAAAGGTTTCACTCGTCCTATCTTTGTTTATATAAAGCTTGCCGGCAAAAATAACTTTGATATTTCAAGCTCCTTGAGTTTAGGTATTATAGATAATGCGAAGCGGCAATTGCTCGATATCAACGAAAAGTATGATCAATTCATGCGAGAAATTGAAGAAGCCGGGCGCAAAATTATCGCTTCTGAGGCATTTTTTAAGGCTAGGTATGATAAAGAAACTGGAAGACCAATGATGAGGTTTGCTTCTGATACTAGCGTATTTCAAACCATGAAGTCTGAGGAACCGTTTATCAATGAATTTGCTCCAGCTTTACGTGCTACAGAGTTCATAGATTCAATCAATTTTATTTTGCGTACTATTGAACTTGAAACTGGCTTTAGTTCTGGAACATTTTCATTTGATGGTCAGTCAGTCAAGACAGCAACTGAAATCATCAGTGAAAACTCTGAAACTTTCTCAACTCGTTCAGATAATGTTTTGATTGTTGAGGAAGCGCTGAAAGAATTAGTAGTAACTATCTTTGAACTTGCGAACTCGTATGATTTATTTGATGCCCCTGAAAAATATGGCATCAATATTGATTTTGACGATGGTGTCTTTCAGTCGCAAGATGCAAAAGCCGACTATTATGGGAAACTCACAACAATGCAATTGACTTCAAGAAAAAGAGTCATTCAAAAGATTCAAGGTGTGACCGAAGATGAAGCTGATAAAATTCTTGCAGAGATTAAAGAAGAGCAGGCACCAAATCTAAGTCCAACTGATGCATCGATGTATGGCGGTGAGTAATTATGGGAAAGTTCAAAGTTAATGATGACCAAATGACCCTTGCTTCTGGAATGGTGGGTGACATTTACGAGCAAATGGCTCAAGAGTTGATGTTTAATCTTATAAAGAGAATAAAACAGCGTGGAAGTGCTGACTTGCAACGTGAACCCTGGCTTTGGCAGCTTGAAAAGCTCAATGATATGCATATGCTTAATGAGCAGAATGTAAAATATATCCTTGAGCAGACAGGAATTGCTCAAGATTTGTTTGATAAGATTATTAAAAATGAGGGGTTGAAAGTTTACAAAAATACTCAGGAGCATTTGGCAGAAGAGCTTGGAAAGAATCCTCCTCATAATGATGTGAGGATGACACTAGAAAGTTATGCACAGCAAGCTTTTAGAGATGTTAACAACTTAGTCAATCAATCATTACTTTCTAATAACTTTGCAAAAAATCCAATCATGAAAACTTATCAATCCATTATTGAAACGGCAGTTGCAGAAGTCATTTCTGGAGTTAAAACAGCAGACCAGGCAATAAATGATACTGTGATGAAATGGTTAGCTAAAGGATTTCCTTCTGATTTTGTCGATAAAGCTGGCAGACAATGGAATATTGATAGCTATGCTAGAATGGTTACTCAATCTGCTACTTTTCGTGTTTATAATGACATGAAAACACGAGCAAGCGAAGAATTAGGGGTTGAAACCTTTTACTATTCTAAGCATGGGGCTAGTCGTCCGGCTTGTGCCCCTATTCAGGGGAAAGTAGTAACCAAAGGTCAGTCATTTTATTCTGATACTTTGGGTTATAGAGTTGAATCTTTGAAAGAACATGGATGGGGAACTGCTGGAGGTGCTTTGGGTGCCAATTGCAAACATTATCTTACTCCGTTTATCATTGGAGTTAACAGCTTACCTAATATTCCAGATCATCTTAAAGATATCACTCCAAAACAAGCTATTGAAAATGGGCGAAAACAAGCCCAACAACGAGCTTATGAGCGAGCGATTAAAGATGATAAATACAAACTTCAAGCTGCAAAACTTTTGGAAGATGAACAACGAATTGCAGAGTATAAAAATAAATTAGCTATTCATCGAAGCAGCCTTAATGATTTGCTTAAAGAAAATGACTTTTTACATCGTGATTCAACGAGAGAGCGAGTCTATAAAAATGGCAAAGCTCAAGAATATGCTAAAAATTTTAATAAAAAACAAAGCGCCTGATATTTATTATCAAGTGCTTTTCTTATGCCCTGGGCATGGCGTAAAACTGCTACAAAGTCCAAGTGACGTAAAAAAGGAGACTCAAACATGGGTTTGAAACGTAGCAATCTTGAAGAGTGGGGAATTACTGACGAGGAAGTGATTGATAAAATCATGGATGCCAATGGTGACAGCATTAATGAAACTAATGCGACTCTTGATAGTGAAAAAACTGCCCTTCAAACTCAACTGGATCAGCAAACTTCTGAAATTGAAGAATTGAAAAAATCAACTGAGACAAGTGCTGAAAAAAAAAGCACTTGATGACTTGCAAGCCTCTTTTGATTCTTACAAAACCGATGCAGAAAAAACACTTGCTGAAACACAAAAAACAAATGCAGTAAAACTCGCTTTGAAAGACTCAGGAACTTTGAACAGTGATTTGTTATTCGGTCAAGTCAACATGGACAACGTCATTATTCAAGATGATGGCAAAGTTTCAGGACTTGATGACCAACTTGCAACATTCAAATAATCAATGCCTTATTTGTTTCAAGAAGCATCAGGAACTGCAAAACCCAAGATCGTCGCAGGAGGGAATCCTTCAGCAACTCCGCCAGCGTCTTATGATTTGGCTAAAATGTCTTACAAAGAAGTAGCAAAATTAAAAGCAGAGCAGCCAGAAGTTTTTGAGCAGCTCACAAAATAGAAAAAAGAGGTAAAACAAATGGCAGATGAAACAACACTACTTAAAAACTTAGTGGATCCAGAAGTAATGGCCCCAATGATTGCAGCACAACTTCCTAAAGCAATTAAATTTAGCGGAATTGCTCCAATTGATACAACTCTAGAAGGACAACCAGGTTCAACTATTACAGTTCCTAAATATAAATATATTGGTGATGCTGTAGATGTAGCGGAAGGCGCAGCAATTGACTACACAAAACTTAGTACTGAAACTGACACGCACACTATTAAAAAAGCTGCTAAAGGTGTAAAAATCACGGACGAAGCTGCATTATCTGGCTACGGAGACCCAGAAGGAGAAGCTCAACGCCAAATTCGTATGTCGATTGCTTCAAAAGTCGATAATGATATTCTGGCTGCAGCTCAAGAAGCTACGCTTGAAGTTAAGGCAGAAGTAAATCTTGATTTGATCGACACATTGGAAGCTACTTTTGTAGATGCACCAGATAATTTTGAAGATGTTGACTCTACAGGAGTTCTTTTCTTGTCTTACAAAGATGCCGCTAAACTTCGTAAAGAAGCAGCAGCTTCATGGACTCGTGCTTCTGAACTAGGAGATAATATCTTGATTAACGGGGCGTTCGGTGAAGTGCTCGGTTGGGAAATTGTACGTTCGCAAAAAATTACTGACGGAACTGGTATTGCAGTTAAATCGGGTGCTTTAAAAACATTCTTGAAACGTTCAGTATTGGCAGAACGTGAACGTGATATTGACCATAAATTGACTAAATTTAATGCTGACCAACACTATGCTGTCGCTTTGGTTGACGAATCACGAGTGGTAAAAATCTCCCCAAAAGCGTAGCCCCTACTGGAGTAACGTTGAATAAAACAACGCTATCTCTTGAAGTTGGGGGAACCGAAACACTGACGGCTACTGTTTTGCCTGCTGATGCAGAAGACAAGACAATTAATTTCACGTCAAGTGACACTGCTATTGCAACCGTCACTCCGGTCCAAGGTAAAGTTAATGCTGTTGCTGCCGGAACATCAAAAATTACTGTTACAACTTCAAATGGCTTGACGGCTACTTGTGAAGTAACAGTTACATCAGCAAGTGGAGGAGAGTAATCTCCTTTTTTTATTTTATGAGGGATTATGGCTTATCTGACATTTCCTGAATATCAAAAGTTTGGCTATCAAGAAGTAACGGAAGACGATTTTAAAAGATTGGTTGTCCGTGCTTCTGATGTCATTGATATTCGGACAAGAAACTTTTATAGATTTCATGATTTAGAATCTGATGTTGAATTTCGTAAAAATCAATTCAAGAAAGCAATTGCTTTGCAGATTGAATATATGGCAACAATTGGGGCTGTTTCAACGGCTGAAATTGACAGCCCGACAAATTGGTCGCTAGACGGAGTAAGTGTCGCAAATGGCAGTTCAGGATCTTCTGGCGATAATACAACAAGCATTGTTTCCGATGATGCTCTGGAGCTTTTATCCATGACTGGTTTACTTTATAGGGGGACGTGCTAATGGTTTATTATCATTTGCCACCTATTCGTGTTTTTCCACATTCTATTATTTACCGACAAAAGACAGGGGAAGAAGATTACCAAAAGCCTGAATATAAAGACACTCCTATCAGCAATGTCTGTTTCAACCTATCATCGACTTTCTCAAGAGGTGGAAATAATTCAAGTGATAAAGCACCCAATGCTTCAATCACGATGTTCTATCGATACTGTGGAGAACTTTCAAAATTTGAAACTGATAATTTAGTAGTCTTTCAAGGTAAGGAATATAATATTGTTTTAGCAAAAGAGTTAGTTCTAAATGGCGAATCGATTGGTTGGCGATTGGAGGTAGTCTAATGGGGAATGTCAAAGTTGATTTACGCGGAGCACAAAAGAAACTCAGCGCTCAAAATTTAACCCGTGGAAAAGTGGCAATGGCAAATCAAGCCCTGATGGATATGGAGCCTTTTGTTCCGAAACGAGACCACAATTTGGCAGCAAGTGGACATGTCACTGATTCTGGTAAATCTATTGAATATAACACACCTTATCCTAGAGCCCAATTTTATGGTAAATCATTTAAAAAAGGCACATCATTTACCTTCAAAAGTTATACCACTCCTGGTACTGGCTCACGTTGGGATTTGAAAGCAAAAGAACTATATGGAAAAAGTTGGCCACAAGTCTTTAAGAAAGGAGCGGGACTTTAATGGATTTTATAGAGCGACTGAAAGATAGCGTAAATACTATCCCAAATCTTCCAATTAAATGTATTTTAGGTTATTTAAAGCCGACTGAATCATTAGTTTTATATCCATTGCCTGGAAGTAAAGTTGTAAGCCAAACTTACGACGGCGAGAAAGACCAAGAATTAAATTATGAATTTGCCATGAAGTCAAAAGACCAAGAACAAATTCAAAAAGTCCTTTGGTTGATTCAAACATATTTAGAAGAGCTATCAGAGCTGAAAAGTTCAGACGCTTCTTTTGATTTTTGGAAGATTGAAATTGCAAATAAGCCTTACATCAGCAATGAAGATGAAGAAAACTACTACATTTTCATTCTGGATGTTCAAGCAAGTATAACAACTTATAAAGAGAGGAAATAAAAATGGGATTTGATAATAACTATACCTATAAATTTGAAATTGGAGATGACGAAGAAAATCTCTTGCCTATTGCTGGTGGTATTACTAGTCATGATACAGATTTCTCAGAAGATGAGGAAGAAGAAGCTTACTATGATTTAAATGGCGGTAAAGAAAAATACTATACTGGAATCACTGCAGCTTACAGCTATTCTGGGCATCGTAAATTTGCGGATAAAGCCCAAGAATAAATCCGTGATAAAGTGTTTAAACTCACAGGACGCGACTGTTTCTTTAAAGTAACTGAACCTGATGGTCGCATTATTTCAGGAGAAGCTACAATTGGTGGAATTAAAATTTCTGGTGGGGATGCAAATGCTCGTTCTGATTTTGAATGTACGATTACATTTAAGGGCCTACCAAAAGATGAAAAACCAAACGAAGTTGAAGTAACAGGCGTTACGCTTAACAAAACAACTTTATCACTCGCAGTTGGAGCGAATGAGACTTTAGCAGCAACTGTTGCTCCAGCAGATGCTACTGACAAAACAGTAACTTATGCTTCTGATGATCCAACAATCGCTACAGTAACTCCAGTTCAAGGTAAAGTTGCTGGGGTTAAAGCTGGAACTGCAAATATCACTGCTACTACAGCAAATGGTAAAACTGCAACTTGTGCTGTTACTGTGACGTCAGCTTAATTAAAATACTAACAAAAGGCTAGGAGTAAAACTTCTAGCCTTTATTTTTTAAGGAGAGAAAATGAAACCGATTCAATTACAAAAAACAACAATTGATATTCCATTTGTAGATGTGGATGGAAGAACACAACTCGTTATAGAATTTGACCGTTCTGATGAGAATATTAAACGTCTTTATGATTCTTTTGAAGAACTTGAGCAAGCCAAAAATGATTTGTCAGTAAGTGAAAATGAAGATATTTTTGAAGATACTCGAGCTTTCGTTAAGAAAACAAAGGATCCTATTTTCGGTGAAGGCACATTTGATAAAGTTTACGCACTTTCTCCAAGTGTTTTGATCGTCGTTGTTTATTTCTACCAAATGGCAATGGCACTTAAAGAGGAACTTGAAATGGATGATTTCAAAAACTTTGAAGATAAGTATTTGAGCTAGGAGGTCTTATGTTTTCTCTTTACCAAAAAGCAAATGATGAGGTTGAGGTTTCAGGTATTAAGTACCCACTCAATGCTTCATTTGATGTCATGTTGAAATTGATTGACTTGTTGAAAGAGGAGCGTTTATCAGATATTAATAAACTGAAACTTAGCATCATGCTTGTGTTCGGACGAGATACCGAACTTTCGGAACTAAGTCTTGAAACCCAAGCCGAAGCGATTAGACAAGTATTTGATGGTTATCTTAAAAGCAGTAAAAATGACAAGCCAGTTAAACGTGACTTGCAAGGTAACGTTATGCCAGAACTTGATGAAGAAGAAAAGAAAGTGCTGTATTCAATCAATCATGATGCTGAATATATTTATGCTTCTTTTATGCAAGCTTATGGACTTGACTCACTTGAGCAACAAGGCAAACTTCACTGGTTTAAATTTAAGGCATTGCTTTCTGGATTGCCGGAAGATACAAAGTTTGAACAGGTTATGTCTATACGTTCATGGAAAAAGCCCTCAAATTCAAAAAATGCGCATGAAACCCAAATGAAAAAGCTTCAAGAAATATACGCATTACCAGATACCGAAAGTGAGGTTACTTAATGGCAGCTGATGGAACGATAAAAATTGATATTCTCTTAGATGACGGATCAGTCAAAAAGGGTATTGCCAGTCTAAATGGATTAGAAAATGCCAGTGGTGAAGCTGGCAATGGTATAAAGTTTTTGTCAGGAGCTATGGGACTGATTAAAGCGGCAGCAATTGCAGCTGCTGGTTCAGCTATGGTCGCTGGTGTTGTAAAATTTGGTAAAGCTGCAGTTGGTGCTTATGCTGACTATGAACAGTTAGTTGGTGGTGTTGAGACACTTTTCGGGGCTGGGGGTCAATCAGTCGAACAGTATGCAAAATCAGTAGGAAAATCAGTTGATGATGCCAGTGGGGATTATAACAACCTCATGAAAGCACAAGACCTTGTGATGCAAAATGCTGATAATGCTTATAAAACTGCTGGTATGTCAGTCAATCAGTACATGGAAGTTGCAACCTCTTCTGCAGCTGCAATGGTTACTTCAGTAGGTGGTGACACAGTAAAAGCTGCAAAACTTACTGACCAAGCTGTAACCGATATGGCAGATAATGCTAATAAAATGGGTTCAAATATTACTGATATTCAAAATGCTTACGGTGGATTTGCCAAAGGTAATTTCACGATGCTAGACAACTTGAAAATTGGGTACGGTGGGACGCAAGAAGAAATGAAGCGTCTTTTAGCTGATGCTGAAAAGTTGCCTGGTGCAATGGGTAAGAAGTTTGATATCAGTAACTATGCTGATGTTACCGAAGCGATCCACTTAGTCCAAACGGAAATGGGTATCACAGGGACAACAGCAAAAGAAGCTGCTCAAACAATTAGTGGGTCAATTGATAGTACAAAAGCCGCACTTTCTAACTTACTAGCCGGTCTTGGAAAATCTGATGTAGATTTAAAAGGATTGACTAAAAATGTTATTGATTCATTTAAAAATGTTGTAAGAAATATTATTCCAATTGTGGTAAATATAGCCAAAGCTATTCCAGTTGTCTTTTTGGAGGTTGCAAGAGAAGTTGGAAGTGCTTTACTTGGAATGCTTCCGGATAGTATTCAGAAAAAGATTGAAGCTATAGTTTCTAGCTTTAAAAGCTTTTTAGCTCCTGTCGGAGAAATTGTTGGGGGAATAAAGCAAGTTTATACAGCATTTAAAACTTTATTATCTCTAAATATGTCACCTATGGAAGCAGCCAAAGCTATTTTTGAAGCTATGGTATCTCCTTTTAATGCTTATCCTAAAGCCTTTGGAAACGCGGCAAGAGCAATAAAAAGCTTTATGGACTCTAATAAAGGGGCTTCTAATGCTGTGGATGGAATGATACAAGGAGTTATAAATCTTGTCAATTTCTTTAAAAATATTTTCTCACCAGTACAAAAGGCTGGACAAAGCATTGATATTTTCAAAGTAGCCTTGTTTGCAGCGAAAACTATTTTACTGACAGCCTTAGGACCAATTGGTCTTGTAATCAAAATCTTTGAATTGCTTGCAAAAGTTGTGGGCGGTGGAGACGTTCAAAAAGGCTTGTCTTCTATCGGTGGCGGAATTCAAGGGCTAGTTGAAGGAATCGCAAAATATGGGCCAATGATTGGCACTAATTTCGGTAAAGCAATAAGTGGTATTGCTGGAGCAAATGCCAGCGCCTTGCCTGGCATAATCTCAGGGGGCTTACAAATTATAGGTGGCTTCATCTTAGGTATTGCTCAAGGATTGCCAGGGATTACAGCGGCTATTATTCAACTTATTGGAAGTATTACACTTACGATTGTCACACTTATTCCTACAATCACGGCTTCTGCAATTCTAATTGTGACTACTCTAGCAACTTCTATGATTACGTATATTCCAGTTGTAGTGGGCACAATCACAAGTATTATTGTAGCTATCCTTGGTTCACTAGCTGAGGCTTTGCCTCAAATTATTCTAGCTGGAACAAATCTTATTGTTTCATTCATTGCTGGGATAACTGCTGCTTTACCGTCCTTAATTACCAGTACGGCCAATTTGATAGTGACTTGGTTAAATGAATTGAATAAACATTTACCGGAGATACTGCAAGCTGGTTTCAATGTTTTGATAACCTTCCTTAAAGGAATTGCTAATAATATTGGTCAAATTACTGATATGGCCATTACAATTATTGTAAATTTTGCAAATGCTATCACAAGTAGAATGCCTGATATTGTTCAAACTGCAGCAAATTTAATTGTCAACTTTGTGAATGGTATTGCCAACAATATCGGTTCTATTATTAATTCTGCTGTGAATTTGATTGTTAAATTCTTAGAAGGAATAGCAAGAAAAATCCCTGATATTGTAAATGCTGCCATGGATTTAGTTGATGCATTAGTTAAAGGAGTTGTTCAAGCCCAAGGGCGATTAATGGACGCTGCGATTAACCTAATTAAGGGAATGGCTAGTAATATTAAGGAACGTCAACAAGACATGCGAGATGCAGCCGGAGAATTGCTAGAAGCGATCATTGGTATATTTGTTCCTGATTCATTGGTAAATGCTGGTGAAGCTATTATTGATGGGTTTATCGGAGGTTTAAAAAGCGCTTGGGAAAATGGTAAGAAATTTGTCAGTTGAATAGCTGACTGGATTCAAGACCATAAAGGACCAATTAGTTATGACCGTAGGCTTTTGATTCCAGCTGGTAAAGCGATTATGGGAGGTTTGAACGATAGTTTAAGTAATAGTTTTGAAAGAGTCAAAAGTAAAATTTCAAGTATGGCTGGTCGCATATCAGATAATTTTGATTTAGGATTGCCACAAGTGAGTGCGGAATATGCACTTGCAACTGATAGTGGTTATGGCAACACCCAACAAGTTATCAATAACGCTTTGAACACTCAAAACCAAAAAACAGAAATCAACTTTAACATCGAAAAAGCAGAGCTTTCAAGCGATGAAGATATTGAAGAAACAGGCAACAAATTAGCCAAAAATATTGAAAGAAAAACAAGAGGGAGGTTAGGATAATGAATTTTACAAAATATCCGTATTTTCAGTTTAGAGGTCGAAAGTCTAATGAATTGAATATGAGGATCAAAAATGGAACAGAATTTGTTATACCTGAATCCGTTCTTGATTTTCAAAGTGTAGATGGTAGAAGCTCAGATATCATCTTTGATAAGAACAAGTTCAAAGATATTGAAAAGAGCTTCGCTGTCAGATTATTTAAACAAAAAGACTCAAACATTGCCACTCAGCTTAGAAACATAGCGGGGTGGCTTTATGTTTCGAAAGAATATTCTCCTTTAGTCTTTAGCGAATATGGGGACTATTATTATAAAGCCGTTTGTTATGCAAGCACTACAGCTGCAGATAATAAACGTGAGTGGTTAGATATTGAGTTTACCTTTAAGTGCCAAGCTTTCATGTTTAGACTGGATGGTGAAGATGAACGAGATATTGAAAGCGGCTCTGCTTTAACTAACCCTGAACCTTTTGAAAGTTTACCAATGATAACTTTTAACAAAACAACATCAACTGCTGACAGCACGCTTTTTATCAATGGTGAGCAGTACACGATTGCTAAAGAAGCTGGAACTGGAATTATCACAATTGATAGTGAAACAGGAATTGCTTACAAAGAGGGCGGTGTGAATGTTTCTAAATATTGCCTAATTAATGGTGCTGGATATCACCCGATTACACTTCAACCAGGGCGGAATGAGATTAGTTACAACAATATGGACCAGGTCAAAATAAAACCACGATGGAGGAATTTAGCGATATGAGTATTATGATTTTACATGATAAAACGAATAATAACTGGAATTCCCAAGGGTTAGGACCATTAAATGAAGCCATGAACCCTCAAGTTACGAGAGAACGTAACGGAGCTTATGAGCTAAATTTTTCTTATCCAGTAAAAGGTGTTTTGTTTAAAGAACTATTGATGGGACGTTGGATTGTTGCGGATGCAGGACCAAGTCAAACGGCTAAAGCTCAACGTTTTGAAATTGCGGAAATCACGAAGCCTAAAAATGGTATTGTGACGGTTTATTGCGAACACTACCGTTATCAGTTCCTGAGGTCAATTGTTAAGATAGGCTCAAAGTTCGAAAAAGTAACCGCACAGGCAGCACTTAACCAGCTGAAAGACCGAATGGAACCAAAGGGAGATTTTACATTTTACAGTGATATTTCTACTCAATCGACTATTGATTTTACGGACCCAGCAAAATTTAATAATGCTCAGGAGGTACTAGGTGGGGTTCAAGGGTCAATGCTTGATAACTTTGGCGGGGAGTATTTGTTTAATAATAATCAAGTTCGATTATTGGCTAAAGCTGGAATTGAGCGAAATGTCATCATCGCTTATGGTAAAAACTTGACTGATATTTCTCAAGAAGAAAGCATTGAAAATACCTATACCTCTGTTTATGGCTGGGCGAAGATGGATGGAGAAGACGGTCAAATTATCACCTTACCTGAGATTTTTCTTGATAGTGATTATGTTGATAATTACACCCAACGAAGAATTCAAATGGTAGATTTCAGTCAATGTAAGCCAGCCAATGTGACTGATTTAAGAAACCTAGTCACAAAGTATATCAAGAACAATAAAGTTGGAATTCCAAAAGTAAATATCAAAACAAGCTACGTTGATTTAGCAAGTTCAGTCATGGATGCACAACTAACGAATCTGGAAGAAATAGACTTGTGTGACTGGGTAACTGTTTTATTTAATGAGTTAGAGATTAACACAAGCGCTCAAATTATTAAAACGGTTTGGAATGTTGCTCTGGATAAATTCGATAGCTTAGAACTTGGCGAAGCATCAACTAACATGTCCAAAGTTATTAGTGATAGTCAGCCTGATTTGAATGACATTACTGACAAAGTAAGTTGGTTAGAAGATGCTCAACAAGAAGCATCAAATATTTTGAATAACCCAGGTAAAGGGAATGTTGTCATTTACCCAAGCTTAGCTGACCCACAAGAAATTCTTATTATGGACACTAAAGATGTTAACACAGCTAAGAATGTCTGGAAATGGAATGCTGGTGGGCTTGGTTTTAGTTCTACAGGCTATAAGGGAACTTATGGTTTAGCCATGACAAATAATGGGGCAATTGTCGCTGACAGAATGACCACTGGGACATTGAGAGCGATAAATATTATCGGTGTTTCAATTTCTGCTAGTGATATTACTGGAACGAATATTATCGGTGGTCTGATTAAAGGTGCACAGTTTGTCCAAAATGATAATACTAGTTCAGCGGTTCTGGGAATGAAGTATGGGAAATTAGGTTTTTTTAGTTCTGAAAGTGCAGCGATTGAGGGGAACAATGCTTTTGCTAGCGTATATGGTGACTCAAACGGTGGCGGAACTTTACTAATGCATGTTGGTAGTACCTATCTTAGGATTTATGGTAACGGTGGTTCAAATTTTGGAGGACCTCTTGAAATATTCGGAAAAATCACTGGTGATAAGGGAGCTGATCTTTATGGCACTTTAGATATGCATGGTTATTCTATTATCAATCAATCTGATATTCGTTTAAAGGAAAACATTACCAAGCCAACTATTAGTGGTATTACTGAAACGAAACGCATTCAAATGGCAGAGTTTGATTTCAAGCAATACTATGACAATCAAAATCGAAAACAGCAAAGGCCCAGTGTCAGACAGTTTGGTTTAATTGCTCAGAGTTCACCGTTCTTAGCTGAATTAGCTGATGAGAGCGAGAATCATTACTTGAGTGTTGATTTGAATAAACAAGTCAATCTAAATACACTAACCAATCAAGAATTGATTGAAAAAGTGGAGCATTTAGAAAGCAGTTTGATTATCAAGCAAAAGGGCAATAGAAAAGCTTATAGCAGAAAGGGAAAAAGATGTCGCACAAAACATTAAATTTAGATTTGGCAAAAACACCAATTCTTAAATCCATTGTCTATGGTCGGATTGGCGATGAAGATATGCAAACAGTGACTGTCAAAATAACAAGCCGTGATACTCCGGTAGATTTAACTGGCTTTACAATTACATTTGAAGGAGTCACAAGCGGAGGGCAGACAAAAGTATTTGATGTGGATGGCATCTCAAGTACTGCTACTGGCCTAAAAGCCGGTACATTTGATTACACATTTCCAAACATGGCTTTTGCGGTTGCTGGTAATTATGAAATTGCTTATTTCTCAATTGTAAAAGGTGATAAAAGAGATACAACTGGAGAATTTGACATTATCGTTGATGGCAATGCCGACATTGACGCTCCATTGGCTGAAACGATTATCACGGAGTATAACAAGTTAGTCAAAGAACTTCATCAAATCACTGACAAGTATGTCTCTGATTCTGATGCGAAATTTGCGGACTTGAATCAAAAGATTGCGGATCTACAAACCAAGATTACTGAATATCAGAATACAGTAAAAAATACTGCAGATACTGCGGTTTCCACTATCAATACTACAAAAGACAGTGCCGTTTCAACAATTAACAGCACAAAAGATAGTGCGGTTAGCACAGTCAATTCAACAGCTTCAAGTGCTGTTAAGACAATTAATGATGCACTTGAGGAATTTAAAAAAGGAGACTTTTATACCAAGACAGAAGCAGATGCAAAGTTTGCGACCAGTCAATCACTGACAGATTTATCAAATAAAGTTATCGCAAACAAAGGGAACCTAGCAAGTGGAACTGATTTGGATAATGTAATTGATATTGGTACTTACCGAATTGGAGGACT